ATTCAGTAATTTCGCCAAGATTTTGTCCTCCGGGTAATGGTTCTACACTGGATCCACGACCGTCGGCAGTAACAGGGAAGAAGTAATCTTCGTTAGTGCTCAATGGATTATATGTAGCATCCATCATATTAGCACCGCCACCTGTTTGTGTAGGTATTCTACGCTGTGATACTTCATTCTTAATACGGTCAACAAAGGCCATAGCCATGTGTGTTGGCATATTACCTACATCAATCTTAAACACACGGCGCTCAGGCGCACGTTGTACGCGGTAGATAATAATAGCGTCTTCCAGCAATTCTTTCTGCTTGAATACTTTGAATACGTTTTCTAATACTGAATTACCAAATGGCCAGAATATATCCAAACCTTCAGTTAAACTCAGATGTACAACGTGTTCAGCATTAATAACTGCTTCGTTTTGTTGGTGTCCAAAACGTGACCCGCCACCAAACGGAACTTGAGGTTGTACATAAGCACCGCTAGGACCACCAACTTGAGGGTGATTCATAAATGTGTCACTGGTACTAACTGCGGTAACTGTTAAGTTTTGAAAGTTAGGATTTAGGTCCTTGAGTACGTATTGCTCGGGCTTTTTGCCTTCAGCTTCGTTAACAATAACCTTAACAACTTTACTCATTTCAACCCAGAATAGTTTAAATGTTTCTGGATCTCTAACAAATACTTGATCTCCGTACTTGATAGTGTTACGGAATATCTTAAAAATACGCTTGTTAAACTCGTTTAAACTAACCCACTGCTGTAGCTGTTCTTTGATAATCTTAACTTCATTGTCTGTGGGCTTGTCTTTGAAATGAATGTCAAATGCTGTGTTGTTTTCTTTGTTCTTTTGTGTACAGAATTCAGCTAAAATGTCCAATGCCGCATTAACTTCCGAGTCCATGTCCATTTGTTCGTATTGGTTGTAACGCTCAACGCGGTTAGGATGCCCAATATAAACTTCAGGTAAGGTGCTTTGATAATTTCTGAATCCTGGTTCAATAGGACGCCCGTTACCAAGAGGACTTACATTGCTAGGTAAGTTTGCTGTTTTAAAATACTTTTTCCAAGTAGCCATTGTTTATTCCGTACGATTAGATATTTATGGAGTTTTAACTCATGTTCTGCATAAGTCGTTCGGTGTAATCTCTGTTTTGGGTCATTACCCTAATTAGTTCTTCTTGCTTTGATATAGTTTCTTTGAATATGTCCGCTAGCCCCGAAACGGCCATTGCCATTTCTGCAGAGCCCCCAGCGTTAGCCGCAGACGATGATGCGATACGTGCAAGCCCTTCAGCGCCCTGTGTTCCTGGCTTTGGAGAGCCATCGTTGTTCAATGGTACTACTAGCTCAGTGCCGTGTAGTTTAGTTAAGTACCCTTCATCGGGTCCTAATGATACACCGCCCTCTGCATACCCTAATGCGCCAGCTAACATACCAAGACGCGATGCCACAGCACCAATTGTTGCTAGTGGTATTCCACCTATCGCGCCTACGCCTGTTGCAGATGCAGCGGCTCCGCCCACCATTGCAGCTCCACCGATTGCAGTAGCACCACTAGAAAGTATTTTAGTTTCTTTTAACCAATCATTTGCTTTACCAAGAAAGCCTTTTTCTTCTTGAGCGCCACGCCCTAGGCCAGCTTGCTTCATCATGTCCATCACAGATGATAGCATCGCTTTACTAACTTCAGCAAATTTAGTAATAGCACCATCGGGCCCGGACATTTGAGTTTCCAATGCTTGTTTAAATCTTTGCAATTCAACTTCTGCACCAGTAACTGCGGTAGTTAATCGATCTTGTGTATTCTTTTGCCCTTCAACGTTGGCTTGGGCCGCGGCAACTGCACTTTCAGTGTACTTGTTATTGACGTCAATTTGTTTGCTCATTGACTCAGCAAGTCCAGCCAATGAAGATCCTGCTACCGCTGCCGCAGTGCCTAGTGCTTCATTGCCCTCCATAATGCCTTTGTTTATGCGATCGCTGTACTCAGCATTACGTTTTTGTTGTTCTGCACCGTCTAGTGTGCCAGCGTTATAAGAAGCAAATGCGTCAGCAGCCTTTTCTGCTGCACCATCAACTGTGGCTTCGTAGATTGCGCCTTCTTTATTAATAACAGCACCAAAGTTAACCATGTCCATAAAGTTTTTACGCTCTATGTCACTCATGTTAGCCATTGCACGTTTAGTGGCTTCTTGTTGCTCTAAAGGAAGTTTAGCTAGTTTTTGTCTAAAAGCAAGTTGATTGGCTTCTTGCTTTACTTGCTCCATTTTCTTTTTAGCATCTTCGCCAGTAATAGCAGAAATGGTACGTAGGTTATCAGCGTACTTCATTGTTTGGTCTGCTACCTGTGCGTCAGTGGCTCTGCGTCCCATGGCATTTTTATTCATGTCTGCTGCGACTTGGGCGTATAAGCCAGCTTGTTCTTCAAAACTAAACCCGAGCTTTAACAATTGATTTTTTGCTTGATCACCGCCTACAGCCATTGCCGAACCAATGCGTTTAGCACCTTCAGTAACGCCCATACCTGATGCAGCCAACGATTCGCTGTTGTTCTTAACAACTCCACTAAACTGTTCTACTGTTAAACCCGCTTGACCTGCTGCTAGACGCATGCCAGTCATACCATCAGTAAACAATGCACCGGCTGCGCTGGTTTCGTTGAACGCCTTTACAGTCTTTTCAACTTCTTTGCTAAGTACCTCAACGCCAAATTTAGCAAGCTTAGAAGCACTTTCGCCTAGACTACCCAACAACGGACCGGCAACCGCTGCTGCCGCACCAAGAGCCTTAACTTTAGGATTGGTGCTGTTCATCATTACCTGGCCCATATTGCCGGCAGCTTGTCCTGCTGCTTGACTTGCTTGACCGGCAATGTCTAACGAACTAGTCATTAACCCAGCGGCTAGTTCTGTTGAGCTAGAGTTACCTAGTAATCCTTTTGTAAATGAACCTGCACCTGCAAAAACAGTAGAGGACATCTTGCCAATGGATGCACTAAGCTGGCTAAGATTTTGTTGCATTGTGGCATGTGCCGCAGTGCGCTCAAGTTCTCTTCGTTTTTCTTGTAACAACGAACGATCATAACTGTCCGATGTATTTTCAATTGTTTTGTCAAGATCTTGAAGATCTTTAGTGTATTCTTGTGCAATCGTTCTATTTTGCTGTAAAGCCCGATTAAGTAAACTATACTGAGCTCCTTGCTTTTTAGCATGCTCTGTTAATTTAGAATACTCACGTAATAGCTCTTCAAGGCTCTTAGCCGCATTGATATTAGAACGGGTGCCAGCAGCCCCGCCGCCACCTTGTGCTGCGTCAGTGATAGCCTTAGCTAACTTGTTAATATCTGAATCTTCTAGGGCCATAATTACCTAATAAATATACTACACTCAATTATATTTATAGGATCTAAAACCATGGAAACACAGCGTTCTAACCCTTTAGCGGGTTATTTTCGTCAGCCGGCTATTTACATTAAACTACCAAGTAGAGGGCGCTGGTGGAGTGACGATTCCTTAGATCTTCCTATGAATGAACAAATACCAGTTTATCCTATGACAACCAAGGATGAGATTATTCTACGCACACCAGACGCCTTATTAAATGGACAAGGAGTAGTAGATGTAATTAAGAGTTGCTGTCCTAATATCCAAAATCCCTGGGCCATGCCAAGTATAGATGTAGATACTGTGTTAATTGCTATACGCATAGCAACATATGGTAACGAAATGAGTTTTGATTCGAAATGCAGTCACTGCGAAGAAACTAACTCACATGAGCTAGACTTAACTGCACCATTGGGTTCTATTGTATGCCCAGACTACAGCTTAACTGTAAATTATCAAGATATAAAAATAAAGTTAAAGCCACAAACATACTTTAATATTAACCAAGGAAACATGATTAATTTTGAAGAACAAAAAATTATGAGCATACTCAACGAAGCAGAGTTAGATCCTGATGACAAAGCTCGAAGACTAACAGAAAGTATGAAGAAATTAGTCGATGCTGGATCAGAATCAATTACGGCCAGCACCGAATACATAGAGCTAGCCAATGGTGATCGGGTTAATGATCGTGAATTCCTTCGTGAGTTTTATAAAAACGCAGAAAGTAGCGTAGTACGTCAGGTACAAGATCGCATGACACAGCTAGCCGAAGTTGCTAAGATTAAACCTCTGCATTTAAAATGCAATTACTGCGAAAAAGAATACAAAGTCGATATGACATTTGACTATGCAAGTTTTTTCGGCAACGGCTCTTAACCACTAACAATGAAGCAGAGATTATGGCTTTCATTGAAAGCTATGATCGTCAGGTTAAAGCCATTAAAGAAGAACTTCTGCGTATGTGCTGGTTTATGCGGGGAGGCGTAAGCTACGATGAGATGATGGCAATGAGCACAAGTGAACGTGAGATTATTGCTAAAATTATCAAAGATAACTTAGATACAGCAAAGAAAACAGGAACGCCATTCTTTTAAGATCTCTAACGAGATCTGTTGTTTTCGCTTACGCTCAACAACACTATTCTATATAAAGAGAGCGAAGCGATTAAATGCTTCATCCAGATTAATTGGTCACACTTTGCCCGCACAGGGCAAAGATAACTTCATCCGAGTAGCACAGTCACTTAGCGTTAGAGCATTACAGAGGCGGTTGTCCGGTACCTCGAGCTCCGTCTTATTACAACGGCGGTCAATTACATATACGCTAACATACATAATCAACGTGTAGCATCACTGCTACGTCTTTTTAGCCTTTAAATCCTGTTCAAATAATCAAATCGCGGCAATTAGCGATCCTCATCCTTGCGGGTAGTGATTAAGTACTTCTGGCGGCGAGAAGATTTACGTCCCAGTGACCCTAGGTCCTGTTTTCATATACACCCGTTTTTAGCCGGTGTGAGCCATAAACCGCTGATTAAATTTTGTTTAGTATGTGGGAGCCATGGACACGGACCGAGATTTGTCCGTTATAGTAATTGTCTGATTCTAGCACTTTGTGTGAAAACTGTTCTCGAGCCTCGATATAGCTACATTCTGCTTTACTTCGACAAAGGTATAGTATTTCCCTTGTAAAATTGTCAGCACCTAATGCCGCTACATCTTTGTTTAGTTGATCGTTTGAGCCATAATATTCGCGCCAGTCGCTGTCAACTTTGCTGCGAATTTTTTTCTTTTTCTTTTTGCCGTTTTTAAGTTTTACAGTTTTGTATGTTGTTTTAGAGAACTTTGCTAGTTTTTTACCTATGTATTTGCGTCCAGAAGTGAGATTTGTGATAAGATATACAAAGCCTATGCATTCGTCAGGTAGTTCGTTGATTAAATTTCCTTGATAAAGCCATGTCATTATACATTTAGTTATGACTTAAATCTCAAAGAAATAATTTCTTATTTCTGGAATTTCAAACCATCCCCATAGTTCTAATTTATCGTAAAGTTCTTCTGTTAAGTTATTAAGTGGGTCTTGATTAAGTGCCTTGATGATAGTTTTAATTTCGTTATCTATATGTTCTTTATATTTTGAAGGGTTTCTGCTATTAATTTCAAATTCGTTAGTAGATGAAAACTCCCATGATTGGTATTTTTTCAATAATCTTTCTTTAATTGATTTTGGTAGTTGCCCTATTTGTAAATATTCTGGTCCGGTGAGGATATTAGTCATTACGTCTAATTCTTTAGATATTGCCCATTTATACAACTCATCGAGAGTATGTATGCTTAATGCACTAGGTACGGTACGAAGTGTAACATATATATGCCCGGGCTTTCTATATTTTAGATATAATTCAATAATAGACAATACGTCATCAATTTTAGACCCTCGCCTAATTAAGTTGTTTAATGGACCCATACATTCAACACTAATTCCAATATCAATATGTCTAAATTTGTTTAATTTATTAATTAAATCGTTGTTGAATATAGTACCGTTTGTAGTAAATCCTAGATATATATCTGTTTTTTTACTTAATATAAGTTGGTCTATTAATTCTTCGAATCTTGGAGTCATTAAAGGTTCTCCGCCAACGAGATGGACCGATTTCAAATCTGTAGTATTACATATATAATCAACTGTTTGATTCCATGCTTGCTGATTTTCCGTCCAATTTTGTCTTGCAGGACCAGTGAATGTTCCAAGTTGTATAGCTTCGGCAGCTATGCGACTACTATATGTTGGGCCGCACATTCGACAAGCTAAGTTACATTCGTTGCCTAAACTGATATGATAGCTGTCTGGCCGTAGGTCACTAATTAATCCATTATTTTTACGACTATACTCAAAAAAACTAACATCACTACTATTATGATAGTCATTTAAAAAGTCTGTACCTATTTTACTTTTTAAATTTTCTCTAAGTCTTTTGCTGCTATTACCTAAGCTTTCCTCTCGATAGCACATAGCACACAATGGCTCAGATATACCATTGAGTTTTTTAATTCGAGCTTCGCACTGATGCTTACTGTTGATCCACTGATCAATTGACATATTGAACACATTATAATGTTTAGCCTCTTCGGTGTTTGAAATCCTATTAGGCTGTGCCCCACAAGAGTGATAAGTACCATCGGCGTTGATATGCACTTCTTTCCACGGAATATTGCAGAATGTTGATTCTATTGACATTGTTGACATTTGATAATACAAATTTCTAAGGGATTGGTGTTTAGATCATCTAAGAATTCGTCCCATAACGGGTCTGATAGTATTTCTTCAAGCGTTCTTGTTTTGATATTCATTTTTAGATGATGCTTTTCGATGAATTTATTTTCCTGATACTTAGTGTTAAACCATGGGCACGGTGATACCAATCCGTTAACACTAACAAACATTTCTTTTTCGTGACGCAAACAACGAGCCCATGGATGTGCATTACGATTTACTTGTGTGGACCAGCTAATAGGTAAGGGATCAAGTGGTAAACGATTTTTTTCATACTGTAAATTTTTTGCAGTAAAATTAAGGTCTAGGGGCTTTAAATCGTCTACACCATTTATAAGATACCTACCATCGAATTTGCTGCTTTTAACAAAGTCAATATAGTTAAATCCGATTTCTTTAGCAAGAGCTTGTATACGGTTCGTATCAAAATTAAAATTAAAATAAATCATCGACCAAACCATACTAACCTTACTGCTAACACGTAAACTTTTTGCGCCAGCAATAATACTGTCAAAGTTGCAGTTTACTCGATACTTCTCATTGGTTTCTTGATTCCACCCGTCAACGCTAAATGTTACCTGATCATGCTGAGTTAGCAGTTGACCTAACTCTTTCCACCATTCGGGGGTTTTGTAACTTCCATTTGTCACAATAGTTAATGAAACATTGCTGTTTTCTTTGATATATCTAACTATATCTAAAAATTCTGTGGCGTATATTGGATCTCCAATGTCCCCGCAAAAAATTATTTTTTCAACGTTACTTAAAAAACTCACTGTAAAGCTTTGTTGAAATTCTTTAAAAGATATTTCTTGATTTAATTCTTCTGGTTTTATCTCTGTGCGAGGACACCTAGGGCACTTTAGAGTACACTTACTACTAATTTCTATATGTATATTTTTAATATTAAACAATTTCAACATCGGTGTTGTAGCTGGTAAATCCGTTTTCCTTAACAACGTGTAGGGTGTTATTTACACGCCCTGCTAGCTCGTCCTTGTGACTCACTAGCCAAATAGACTTGTTATTGTCCCTGCTCATTTTCTTAAGTATGGACAATGCGTTTTCTACACCAGAACTGTCCATACCAGAATCAACAAGCTCGTCGATGAACAGCAAGTTAATAGGCTGGTATAGGCTTTCCCATACGTCCCTAAAGCTCCAGCTTAGACTTAGGATAAGTCTGTTGCGCTCGCCTCTGCTCAAGTTGTCAAAGTCTAAGTCTCTGCCTAGCTCGGTGATGCTAACTGTTAAGTCGTTGTTGAATTTTACAGTATGCGGCAAGCCTATGCGATCTAAGTATTGCCCTAAGCGAGCATTTAAGTAGCTTAAGTTTTGATCAATGATACGCTTACGAATAAAACTGTCCTTGTTGGTCAGCAATTTAAGCAAAAAGTCCTGATGCTCTTTCAAGTTAGTAAGCTCATTGATAGTATCAAAGCTGATTTCTTCAAGACCTTGTGTTTGCATTTCAACAATCTGCTCTGCATAAGGATCTGTTTCTGCTTGCTTGTTGGTTAGTTGCTGTAAAATACCAGCCATGCTACTGCGATGCTCGAAAGCATCGCTTTCTTGATCGTAATACACAGTTGGTTGTGCGCCTAGCTCGCCGAGCTCCTTGAGCGCATCGGTGTGCTCCATCCATTGTGTGTTAGTCGCAAGAGCTTGTAGTGCGGCTTCTTGCAATGCCCGGCGCTTTTCCTCTAGTAACCGCTCTTGCTTGTCGTCATGGAACGCTTGCCCGCAACTGTGGCAGGTATGATTTTCTAAACTGGCAATTTCTTCTTTGAGACGGGCAACAATCTTTTGTTCACGTTGCTCGTCGAGCTCACAGCGTGTGATATACTTGTTTAATTCATTTATCGCTTTTTGCTTTTCGTTGTATTCTGACAATCGTTTATGCGCCAGCAACTCAGCTTCAATGTCGATATTACTGAGCTCATCATAGGCTGCAAGTAATTTAGTGATATCTTCGTCGTGTTTTGTTACCCAAAGTGCTTGTCTGCGTTTTAAGCTTTCAATTTGATCTTCAATGCGTTTATTAGCATCGCCAACAGCTTTGATACGGTATTCTTCTTTGGTAATAGCTTCTTTAGTTGCTTTACCAAGTTCTTTAAGTGCTTCGGCTTTTTCGCTGAGCATGGTAATGCCCAGTAACTGCTCAATAATAGTACGTTGCTCGTTGGCTTTCAAACTTAAGAACGGAGGAGTGTATGTGTTGAGTCCTACAATATGCTGAAACATATCGTGGCTCATACCTAGCATACGCTCAATTTCTGCTTGTGTTTCTCTGCTGTCGCCTTGTGCATCGTCGGTAATTTCTTTTTCGTGCCCACCTACAAAGAATTTCATAACCGCAGGTTTGCGCCCACGCTCAATTCTGTAATCAACGCCATCTTTTTCAAAATCAACAGTTACTAGCATGTTTTTTGCATTAGTCTTGTTGATTAAGTTATCCTTCTTAATGCTGGTTAGTGCGTTACCATACAGGGCATAGCTCAGTGCATTGATAATTGTAGTCTTACCTGTTCCGTTACGTGCTCCGCTGTCGTCCCCGCCTAGGTCTAAGTTTTCACCTAGTACCAAAGTTAGGTCCTTACGGTTAAAATTAACAGCCTGCGTGGCATTACCCACACTCATAAAATTTTTAACGGTTAAATCTTTTATACGAAACATTAAAGGTTCCTGTAAATGTCCAGCAGCAAGTTCTTATTGAACTGCTCACTCTCAATATTGCTAAGTTGACCGGTAACAATTTGGTCAACACTTTCAAACTCTATATTACCCTGTATTTCGTAGTCTGTCAAATCTGTGACTTTAGCAGGAATCAAGGTAATCTCACGTAGCCGATACTGATCGATAAACGTTTCTTTGATAAACGATGCTTCTTCGTAGCTGATGTCTATGTCTAAATTGACACGACAATGCATGCCGGGCTGTAACATAACCTCAGTATGCTTGAGTACATCGCTGAGTTGGAATACACGATACCGTGGTTGATCGGGCCAACTGTGGAACTCGGGCTCTTTGCCCCATTCTAATATCATCATACCACGATCATCGTCGCCAGCATCGGCATAGTTATGGGGGAAACAGTTACCAATGTAGGTAATGTTGCGTTGTGTCTGGCGCTTATGGAAGTGCCCGGTAAAAACATGCTCAATGCCGCGGAAGTCATCGCCACGTAGTTCGCCATGTTCGGGCATGGCAACCATGGCATTCATCAAGTAACCTGGCAGCTCGAAGTGCCCAAACATATACTTGGCACTAAATTTAGTAATTCGTCGGTGATCGTCTCCAACGAGCCAAGGAGCAATAACCACATCACCACTATTGAACCAATCATTGCATATTTGTACATTAGGGAGGTGACGGGCCCATTCCACACTTTGTATATCACGTTTATCCCGGTAATAAAGATCATGATTACCAGGAATAAAAAACACGCGGTCAAAGTTTGCATTTAAGTGCTCCAGTGCCTGTAGGCTGTAGTTTAATGTAAGTACATTTATACTTGCTCTATTGTTATGGTAATCACCAAGAAAGAAACAAGTTTCGCATCCTTGTTCCTTTGCCTTAGCAGTGGCCCATTTAATAAAATTAAGACAATCCTCATTATGTATTGTACTATTTGACTTTAGACCGAAATGTATATCAGTCATCACCATCGCTTTTTTAAATAAGTTACTCATTTATACCTTTATCGACAATCTACTACAGGGTCACGTAACTTTACTATCTTGTAGCCCTTGAAGTCAAGTTTTGTGGCACAAACTTTTAACCCGTATTGTACATCGATACCTAAGTCTTTAGAAGCTTTACTACATGAGCTGTAAATTTTAGTTTCTCCAGATGGTGTAGTAACCGATACTTGGTAACCGTACTTGGCATGTTGCTCTTTTTCTTTATCAGTGAAACCAGCAGAAGCGATTCGGTCAAGTCGTGTTTTGATTTTTTGCTTATAGGATTTTTTTTCTTTTTTGCTCAATCCGTGTTTTTCGTGTTTGTCCCTAAGGGTTTGTGCCCTTTTAGTAATATGATCTTCAGTTATATAACCAAACCCCCCTGCTGCATCATTGTTTAAATTATAGTACAGTGGATTATCTTTTATGTTTGGAATAGTGTCGAGCCAGTATTTTTCTTTAATCAACACTAATTTTTTGTCATCCTCTGTAACATATTCTAACACCTTCATAACAAAATCGCCGGGAGATTTTTTATACTCTACTATAAAATCTTTTCCTGATCCTACATAGCAATCATCAACTGACCCATAATGAGATCCTATATATTTTTTGCCATTTTTAATATTAGTCCATTCGTATATGTAACCAAAGTAATCTTTTTTATATTTCATATCTGCCAGTCTCCTACAAATATTTATTTCTTGGCGATTGGCAGATATAGTTATATATTACTCATCGTAGTGAACGTCACCGCCACCAAATCCCATACCTTGGCGTGTGTAACTTGGATTGAGGTTGTTCATTTCAAGGATATCGTCTCGGAGGTTTTGATTACGTTTCTCAATATTGAGCACCCTCGTAAAACTGTTAGTAATAGCTGCTGTATAGTATGCAAAAGGATTCTGACTCTTGGACTCATCGAACTGTAGTCCAATTTGACTAAGTTGTAGTAAAGCTTGGCTACGCATTTCGTCATTGTATGTATATCCTCTCCAGTTACTGCGGGTAGCATAACGCTCGCAAAGCTTCATAAACA